ACAGGCGACCTGCTCATTACGAGCGAGCATGGAATTTAGAATAAAACACATAAATACGATAAAAATACAAACAACGCGCGCCACTTTTGCGCCACTACAAATTAGCCGGTCTGTTTCTTGAGATAGGAGTCCAGACGATTGATCTTCTTCTTCTTGAATTTTTTGTCAAGAGAAGTGTAGATGCCGAGGGTGACGCTGATATCCTTATGACCCATTTGATCGCGGGCGGTGAGAACATCGACTCCGGCAAAGTACATCAGGGTACAAAAGGTGTGCCGCAGCTGGTGAGGTGTAAAGGGTTCAATGCGCATGGGCAGGCCGCCTGGGCGCTTTTTGCTTTCTTCGCCGTGATAGCCGTACTTTGCATTCAGATCGGCCATGTAGCTGCTCCACAGAGTTTTCCATGCCTGCTCTGTCATGCGGTGGCCCTTTACAGTATGCAGTACATACAAGCAATCGTCCTGCTGAGTTTTGAGATAGTCCACAAGGATCTTTGGAATATTAACGACCCGGACACCGGCTTCTGTTTTGGGATCCTTGATTTTTTTATCCTTGAAATTATAACCGCTGTGAACGGTGATCGTGGCTTCTTTCAAATCGACATCGGCCCAAGTGAGGGCGGTAGCTTCGCCGCGGCGGAGGCCTGAGTAAAGCAGTAGCATGGCAGCACGCTGGGCGCGGTGAGGCGTTTCGCGGATCCACTGCTGCTGTTCCTCTGTGATAGGCTCACGGTGCTCAGGATCAGCACCGGCAGGGCAGGTGGTTTTAACTATGGGATTGTATTGTACCACTTCTGGGATAGCGAGTTCATAGGCAGCCTTGGCGCTGCTGCGCAGATTGGACAGCGTGAAGTGGGACAGTGGTGGTTTGCCATTGTGCCACTGGGCCAGAGAGTTAAGAACCCGCTGAAAGTCGGCAGTGCGAAGGTCTGCTGCAGGCTGATCCAGAAGCGGACCCCAATGGTTTTTATTGTCTTCATAGCGGTCGAGACTCTTTTGCCCGATGCCTTTGGCTGTTTTGGCAGCAATCAGGTTATCGTACAGAGTAGCAAGGGTGGCTTTGGATTGGGCGGGATCCATTCCCTTGCCCAGTGCTGTGCGGTAAGCTTCGGCAGCAGCACGCGCTGCCTTTGCGGTGGAACCATAAAAGCTTTTGTATTTGGGCTTACCGGTTTCATCTTTGCCGATGCAGACACGGTAGCGGTAACGGCCATCGGAACCTTTTTTGTTTGCCATGTGTACACACCTCCTCTGAAAAAATTCTGGGTTGCAGAAGGATCATATTGGATTTACAATAGAAAAGCGGAGACGCGACGGGATTTGCAAGGCATTCCATGATAGAAACTCCTACTTTTCTTTTGGACAGACAGCAGAGCAGAGAACCCCTTGGCTGGAAACAGCTGAGGGGTTCTTTGCGTTTGTAAAAAAGGAGCGCCGGGTGGGCGCTCCTGAAGGTCAATAGCGGTTATAGATCTGCCCGCGGTTGCCAGCATCTATGATACGAACGATCAATCTGCCATTATCGACCGTGTAGATGATGCGGTAGGAACCAACACGCAGCCGCAGCAGCCCGGTGTGACCCTTCAACTGCTTGATGTCGCCGGAATCGGGCAGGGCATGAACTGCTTCCAGGATACGCCGCTGCTGTTCTTTTGGCTGCTTCTGGATGAACTTGAGAGCAGGCTTCTCGTACAGGATGGTATAGCTCATAAAGCAATACCGAGCTGTTTACAGACTTCGTCCTCCGTGAGGGTCTGGCCGCGATCCGGGTCTTTCAGATAGTTCTGGTAAAGCTGCTCACAATAAGCATCATCGGCATCTTCATCAGCGGTCAGGCCTTGCACGTATGCCAGAATGTAACCAAGCTTATAGGCAGGAACTTCATCCAGCAGCTGAACGATTTTTTCTCGGTCACTCATAAAAACACCTCCGGTTATTCTTCTGGCGCTTCATCCGCGTCAGGTGGGAAACTCTATTTGCCATGAGATCGTCTTCCTTGCGTCTATTGTATTGCAATTCACGCATGATATCAACATAACAAAAATGAAATTTACGTTAAATCGTTTGAATGGAGCGGCTTGCATAGGCTGGATAAAAATGATAAAATAAGTCAGGCTAAATCGCGGATAGCTTTCACGATGGATGTGGAGTTCCAGCCAACGATCTGAGTTGCTTTTGCTTGAAGCTCAACCGGCATATATGACTGGGCCCAGGGCATAATAGCAATGATGGGCTTGCCCATGCGCATAGCTTCGTCTACTTCGTATTTCATCCATTTATGGTAGAGCTCATACATGCCGCCGATTACAAGAACGACCTGTGCGTTTTTGATTTTGGCTGTGATGGCCTGCTCGATTTCGGCATCGGTGGCGTTGCTGGAAGATAATGCAAGCGGTTTTTCCTGTGGAGCTGAGTAGTTATAAAATGAAAACCATGGAGAATGATCCAGCATGGAAACCAGTCGGTCATAGTCTTCGCCATACTTCCATGCGTGGCTGATAAAAATACGATAATCATATAAAGCGGGCATTTTAAACATCCTTTCTGAACTATTGGAGGACAGTATGAAATTCCAGAAAAAAAGAGTGATCGTTGACGCATATCAGACGGACAAGGACATGTACATTGAAACGCTGGAAGGCGTTATGCATGCTTCGCCGGGAGACTGGATCATCACCGGCGTGAACGGGGAAAAATATCCCTGTAAGCCGGATATCTTTGAAAAAACTTATGAACCGGTCTCAGAGTGAGTTTTCTCTTTGGGAGAAGCGGCCTTGATATTGGAGGCTTTCCATTTGTTACCTTCAGAGGAAAGCAGATTTTCAATGTTATGGACGAAGAGCTGCTCTTTGGTTTCGTCGGTGCCATACGGATATGCGTCCATGAGATAGAGATTCTTCTCATGCTTCAGCATTTCGCAGGCAGAGCGGTATTCGACCCAGTTCTCATGATAGCGGCCAAGGCGCTCCGTGCCTTCAATAACGGTAATGATACCGCCAAGCAGACCGACAACAAAAGCGATGGCAGGGCAGCTGGCTGTATAATTGGCAAGCAGCGGAATGGCTGTAGCAACGATCAACTCAGTAAGCTGCATCCGTTTATAGGTGCGCTGGGCCTGTTGAGCCTTTTTATCGTACCAGGTGATCTGATCATTCAGACGATTCTCGATGTAGCTGTTGATATCGCCAGGCACGACCTCGGGTGGAGAATAAGGCTCTTCGGGAGGCTTACGCCCACAAAAAGAAACCATAATAATCCTTTCTTCCTCGGCACATTTGTGCCGGGGATTTTTTTATGATTAGCGGCGGAAATATTCAATAATTCCATAGATGGTCTCAACCATCAAGGGCAGAAGCACAAAAAAGGCAAGTTTTACTTTTTGAGAGGATTTATAGAGCAAATAGAAATCAGGATCCTTGCCAAGGTGCTCCGAAATTCCGTAGGTATAGACGATGCCGATAAGTGATAGAATGACAGAAAAAGCGATAGAGCCAGCAACGGCCAATAAGGGTGAAAAAAACAAAGAATGTGCAAGCAACGGTATGATGAAAGCACTCAAAAAACCGCAGAGCAGAAGAAGCATTGGAAAAATACTACGGTCGAGGAATTGACACTTTTCGCGTTCCTGATCTAGGAGAGACTTTGTGGCGGCGAGTTCCTGCATGGCATTCTCCAAGTTGAGCGCCAAACCCATGTAACTGATGGCTTGCCGTCCTTCTTCCGCATAGACGGTCTCGGCTTTTCGGAGGTCGGAGAGACTTTTTTCATAGTCTGCACGCATGGAAGGGTCAAGTTTCTGAATGGCAGATTCGGCTTCATTGTAAGAAATACCAGTAGAAAACATGAAAATCACTCCAGTACAAACGAACCGTTTCGGCAAGTAGCGAAACGGAATTTTTTATTTATGCTTCTTTTGTGCCCAGGCCAAGCGCAGCACATTTTTTATAGCGTCCGGTGAGCACCAGATCGTCTACATAGTCTACAGCTTTCTGCTGGCCTTCTTCGTTGAGCTGGTCGAAGGACGAGAGCAGCGCGGACTGCTGGGGGGTAAGAGAACGGGATTCGGAAACGTCTAACGAAAAGCTGTCCTGGTACAAGAAATTTGGCTCTACCTGAAGAATGTCAAAAATTTTTAGAAGAACGTCCCATTTTGGACTGCTGACACCGTTTTCATAGTTTCCTATAGCGCTTTTTGTAACGCCAAGCTTTTCTGCTAGGTCCTGCTGTGTAAGACCGGACTGCTCACGGGCCTGTCTGAGACGGGTTGCGAAGGACACTTGTAACACCCCCTAAAATTGTCGTTCTATGGTCAGTATAAAGGCGCTGTCTTGAAAAGTCAAGACAAAAGTACAAGAAATTTGTACAAAGCTCTTGACGAAACAAGAAACTTGTGCTACTGTAAAAATGTCCAAGAAACTTGTACACGAAAGGAGCGTATGGAATGAGTGCAACGGACATGATTTACAAAATCATTGATGAAAAATGTTTGAAACAATCTGCGGTGGCAAGGGCAGCAGGGTATGACCCGAAGAAGTTTAACGCACTGCTACGTGGCAGGAAGCGGCTGACATCAGACGATGTTGTACCGATTTGTAAGGCACTGGGAGTTACTCCGAATGAACTTTTCGGAATTGACCACCCCGCAACCCCGGAGAAGAGCGCATGAGCCGCCGGAAGTGGTCACTGCTGATCGGGCTGATCGGATCGGTGGCGTTCAATGTGGGATGGTGGATCAGCTACCCGCCCATGGTGTTTGCCGGTGTGCTGCTGGCAGCGGCCGGGCTGGACCTGTGGATCGAGAGATGAAAGGAGAGAGGATGTGGACGAAAACAAAGAAAAAAGCCCGCCTGAGGCGGGCACAGAGAGCAGCGCTTATGAATGGCGCGCAAGGCAAGATATTTACTGTAACATACCAAGATTACCAGAAGCCAGAAGTGCTGCGAACTGATTTGAATAGTCTTCCAGCAGTTTGTAGTCCTGCCTTGAAAGCTTGCACTCTAAACACTGATAGCAGCAAGCCTGCTGCAGAGCCAGAACATCGAGGCTTGACAGCTGAAGAGTCTTGAGCCGCAGTTTGACCGGAAGGGCGCGGGCAGCATTCTTCATTTCAGAGATCAAAGAAGGGTCGTCTACAGATCCGAACCATGTATCCGGTACAGTTTCGAGCGATTGCAGCGCACGAACGAGCAATGGGATATCTTTGGTACGGATTTGAAACTGTGATGCCATGAAAATACCTCCTTTCCTATTTTAAGATGATTGTAGCACAGGAAAGGGAGAAGTGGTAAGAGCGCATGAGACTCCTTCAGTCGGCTGCGCCGACAGCTCCCTCGGGGAGGGAGCCTTTGTCAAGGAGGAGAAGTGCACGAAAGGAGAAAAGCAATGATGGAAAAAGAATACGCCATGCAGGCACTGGCAGGGCTGAGTGAACCGTGGAGCAATGCAGCCTGCATGGGATACTGCCTGATGGCGATGCGGCAGGCGGGCGTGCCGGAGCCGATGCAGCGGAAGGTGCTGGCGTGCCTGAAAGAAAAATTTGACTTTTACAGCCTGGCGGATGCAGAGAATGCCGGGTACATAAAAGCGAAAACGGGAGAAGAATGCCGGTTTCAGACCTTCAGCCCGGATTGAGGAGGCAGACGTAATATGAGAAAAGCGCGGATCTATGATGCGCGGCAGCTGCCGGCATATCTGAGTCCGGCACAGTACGCCGAACTGATGAGCATTGACAAAAAGACGGTGCAGAAGATGTGCCGCAGCGGGCTTTTGCCTGCCGAAAAGGTGGGACCGCGGCTGTGGCGCATTGACAAGAACCGGGCACTGGAACAGGGAAAACTGAACCGGCCAAACAAAAAGCCCGCCGGTGCAGCGAACACCGACGAGCTTACAGGGTGATAGTTTTGAGCCACTATCACCAGAAGTTTAACACGAAACAGGAGGAAACACAAGTGAAACTGAAAGCAACCATCCGGGCAAGCCTGTGGTACATGGCAGCTATGGTGACGGCTATTGGCGCGCTGCTGGTATCCAGCGGCATTGAGCACAGCGCGAACGGCTGGGAAATGTTGGGCTGGGCCGCTGCGGCGCTGGTGCTGCTGGCGGCAGCGCTGGCCATGCTGGGCCTTGGCTGCTGCGCGGACAAGGAAAGCAGGAAAGGCAACAAGGCACACAAAGCCCCGGCGGACACGGTGAAGCCGAAAAGCCGGAGAAAGGCGGGCTGAGATGCGGCCACCGATGAACATGACACCGGAAGAAACGGAGATCTGGCAGCGGATGGAGCAGTACGGTGAAGAGCTTGTGCGGGACATGGGTGCGGCTCTGCTGCAGGCCGACCGGTTGCCGGAGTGGATGAAGGAAACCGCGGTGAACATGCTGTGCGACAAGCTGGCGGATGCCAGAGCACTGGCTGCCAGCTGGATGAACGACCGCGGGGAGCCGTGAAAGGGAAACGAAGATGATCTTGGAAGAATACCGTGCCCGGATGGCCGAAGAGCTGAAAAAGCTGGACTGGCAGCACCCGGCCGACAAGGAAAGCAGTGCATACCGGCTTTTGAGCGAAGCGAGCCGGGACAAACAGCTGAGCACACAGGACTGGATCGCACTGTTTGAGCAGTACCGGGAAGGAGTGAAACAGCAGTGAAGCAGAAAATGAACCTGCGGCAGGAGCTGGATCTGACGCGGGACGGCACTGCGGAAATGACACGCTGGTGCATCATCATTGCGCTGCACCAGCGCTTTGGTGTGGGCAAGGACCGACTGAACCGGATCGAGCTGCGTGCCGAAGAGCTGGGCTTGGAAAGCCTGAACATTGCCATGCAGGCGAACGGCAAAGGAATGCCCAGCACCGACCAGAGCAGGGCGATGCGGGACAACTGGATGCCGGAGGGCGTGGAGCCGGAGTTCCGGGTGCCGGTGCTGCGTGCACCGCGTACCCGACGGGAGCAGCAGCTGCGCATGGCGGGCGATGTGGCCGCCAGTATGGTATGGACCTTATACGCAAAGGCGTGCATGGAGCTGTTGGGATATGGTGCCGGGCGGCTGAACCGATTGAAGCAGGCGGCTCTTGCCAACTACCGGCAGGTGAATGAAGAGGGCCGTGCGGACGGGCTGGATGTTGCCATGGAGCACCTGCGCAGATGTGCCTGCGACGCTTTGCAGACCGACGACATTATTGTGGAAGACATCCCGGACGAAGAGCGGGCAAAACAGGCAGACCGGGACTATGAAGAACAGAAAGATGCTTTCTTCCGGCGGAACATGGCCGGAGCCATGGGCCGCTGCGCTGCGCCTGCAGGCACGGCAGTGCTGGCACCGGGTGAGATCAAAAAGAAGATCGAGGCAGTTCTGCAGCAGGCAGCTGCGCCGGAAAGCTGGGAGAGGAGACGTTTAAGATGACGCTGAAGGAAGCCATGACCTACCGTGGCGAAAACGAGGAAACTCTGGCGAAAGCGCTGGATACAAGGCCGCTTGACGTGCGGCGCTGGTGTAAGCCCGGCGGGCTTTTAAAGCTGAATGCAGCACGGCTGCAGCAGCTGGCCGAGGCGCTGGACGGCGGGGTGCTGATCACCGAAGACGGTGCGGAGTTTGAACTGTATGGAGGAAGAGTGTGAGCAAGGACAAATACAGAATGACCCGCAAGCGAATCGAAAAGAAGCTGGCGGCAAAGTATGGCGTGCAGGTACGCGAAGTACACGATGTGATCATGAAAGACGTTGTGAACCCGCTGAAGCGGAGGCAGGAAGCATGGCAGACGGCAAAGTACCGGTATGCACAGCGGGAGGTGCGCCAGTGACAAAGCAATACATTTACAGTTTGTACGATGCAAAGACCGGAGCACTGCGTGCAAAAGGTACACCGCAGGAGCTGATGGAACAGGGATACTACAACCGCGCTGAAAGTGTATGCACAGGCTATGCCCACCAGAAGAAGAAAAAGGCAAAGCCGAAAAAGTGGCGGCTGGAACGGGAGGAAAAGCAGCCAAAGCCGAAAGCAGAACCGGACCACAGGACCGGCACCCAGATGCGGGAGGTATGGTTTTACAGCATGTTTGACGCGGACGGAAACCTGCTGCACGAAGGTACGGCCGCAGAGCTGGTAGAAAAGGGTCTGTTTAAGAACACACAGACCGTGACGAATGTTTTTTATGCCGGGCACTGCAGGCCGCAGGGCATTTACAGCCTGACACGGAAGAGGATACGGCGGGGCGTGCTGTGCAATGCGCCGGGAGCCAGAAGCAGCGTGCCGAAAAAGAGCAGGCCGCCGATCACGGGAATTGAGAAGCCGGACGAGCTGCAGCGTGCTGTGCATGAGCTGTGCCTTTACAACGCTGCGGTCCGGAAAGCAGGCAAAAAAGAGCTGAGCTACGGCTACTGGGCTGCAGAAGGAAAACCGGAGGCACCGGCATGATCACATGGTGCTGCAAACCAGACTGTCCGGGAAGGAACCCGGCGTGCCATGGGACGTGCAAAAAGTACAAGGCATGGGCGGCTGCGGTGAAAGCAGAAAAAGCCTACACAAAGGACATGGTATCCCGGGACAGAGTGAACCGGAGCGACTACGTAAAGGAAGGCTGGATGGCGCACAAAGGACAGCGCAGACGAAAAAGATAACAGAGGAAGCCCCTGGCAAAAGGATGCCGGGGGCTTTGGCGACAGCACAGCAGGATAAAGTCTGCCGGGTGCTGCCGGAGTGTACCGGCGGCAGGCGGGAGCCTTTATACCATTTATTTTATAGCAGGATGAACCGCTTTTTACAGCGTCCGGGGTGGGCGCTTTGGGGAGCTAGTATACCCGTTATTTCTGTGACGGTGATGGGCACAGAAGAGAAAACAAACACCGGCAGCATACCGATGCAGGAGGACGGCCAGATGAAGAAGAGCTACATTCGGGAAAAGAAATACCGGTGCGGCAGCGAGTACATGGCCGTTGGCATTTATGCAGTGACAGATCAGGAGCACCGCAGGCGCGGCAAGAAGCACAAGGAGAGCGACCGGGGCCAGAAAGAGCGGAACAAGCACGCCAGCTTACGCCGCAAGCAGCGCAAGGCCATTGCGAACTTTGGCCGGGACGGCTTTTTCCTGACCGGAACATACGAAGAGCTTTATCTGCCGGAGGACTTTGCAGCCTGCAGGCGAGATGTGGAGAACTACAAGCGGCGGGTGATCGGTGCCACGGTAAAGCGTTTTGGTGTGAACCGGGACAAGATACGAATGATGCTATGGGCGGTGCGCAAAGGCGAAGCTGGACGGCTGCACATGCACGGCTTTGCCGAATGTGTGGGGATGGGAGCTGCCGACCGGCGGGAATGGCGCGAAATGCTGGAAGATCTGTGGCGGCGGCGCGTGCCGGGAACAGGTGAGTACGAGCCTTTGGGCACCATGAACGCCGACCGCATGGACATGAAGAAGCTGCTGGGCGTGGACGGACAGGGCAAGAACGGGACCATAGGCTACATATACGGCCACAAAGAGCGGGCCTGCATTGAAACACGCAATCTGAGCCAGCCGGAAGAACTGGCACCCAGCGACACGAAGTGGAGCCGCCGCCAGCTGCGCAAGGGCTGCACCGAATGCGCAGAAAATGCCTACTGGTGGGAGCAGCACTATCCGGGTTTTGAGGTGGTACAGGTGATGATCTATGACCCCGGACAGCTGTACGAAGCGGACAGGCCGCGGCCAGACGGATGGGAGGCTACCGAAGTGCAGGCGTATCTGATCCTGCGGCGGAGAGGGTTTGCGAAAGTTCGCACCTGACAGATAAAATTATTTTATTTTGCGTGTAATAATTGCGCGAAACGCGGAGAAATACACAAAATCAGCGTAAAAATGCGCGGACAGTGACGGAAACGGGCCGAAACTGCGAATGAAGGGAAATTTTGGAAAGCAGATAGAGCCGTGAAAGGCGGTGGATGAGTGACCAGACAGCAGAAGAAGGCTGTGAGAAAGGCGCTGCGGCAGTACGGGCGCAAGCAGAAAGCAGCGGACGCGGCAGGCTGTGCGGCCGCAGGGCCGGACCCATGGGGACGGGTGATCCGGCAGGTGCTGGACTACTATGCCGAGGCGGACGGGACCTGTGCGGCTCTGCTCAGGCTGCGGTATCTGGAAGAGTGGCCGGAGGCGGAAACGATCGAAAAGCTACACATTGGGCGGACGACCTACTACCACAAGGAGCTGGAAACGCTGAGCACGGCAGCGGTGTTTGCTGCAAAAGCAGGGCTGATCTGAAACACTGGGTGCGGATGCATCCGGTGGTTTTGTGATGCAACAACGACGACCGCCGCCAGTGGCAGAAACAGGGAGGAGTTGTTGGGGCC